TGCCCCTCGCCGCCCCCGCGGGTGACACCTCTCCCAAAGGGAGAGGCTTTGTCCCCCCTCCCGACTCTTTTCCCCCTCCCGCTCTGCTACCATAGAGAGAGGGGGTGGGGCTTGTGCGGACGGTCATCTATCTGGACGTGCTGCTTTTGGTGAATTTCGTGGTGGGGGCGGCGTTCCTGCTGGCAGCGGGGCTGCTGTGCGGGGCGTGCTGTTCGCCGCTGCGGCTGGTGGGCGGCGCGGGGACGGCGGCGGTGTCGTCGCTGGTCCTTTTGGCCCCCACCGCGCCGTGGCCGCTGGCCCTTACTTATAAAGGTACGACTGCCGCCCTCTGCGTGGCTGCGGCCTACGGCTGGCAGGGCGTGCGGAACACCGCCCGGCTGACGGCATGGTTCATCCTGCTCAACCTGACCCTTACGGGGGCGCTGCTCCTGCCCGGTGCGGCCTGCAACAACCTCAGCTTCTACCTGCCGGTGTCGCCGGGACTGCTGCTGGCGTCCACGGCGGGGGTCTGCGGCGGGGTGCAGGGGGTGATGCACCTTTTGGGGCGCAGCGGCTCGGCCTGCTTCGAGGCCCGGCTCCGTGTGGCGGGGCAGAGCGTGGAGCTGAAAGCCCTCTGCGACACCGGTTTCCACGTGCAGGAGCCGCTTTCGGGCCGGGCCGTGGTGCTGGTGCGGCTGGGGGCGGTGCGTCTGCCCGAGGCGCTGCAAACCTATTTGGAACGCTGCCTCGCGGGCGGCGGGGGAGAGCCGAGGCCGGAATGGGGCGTGCGGTTCGTGCCCTGCCAGACCGTCGCGGGCCACTGTCTGCTGCCCGCCCTGCCCGCTGCGCTTTCCTGCGGCGGCAGGGCGCAGGAGGGCATCTATGCGGCCTTCTGCGATACGCCGCCCCCGCAGGGCGGCTGGACGGCCCTCGTCAGCGCAGAGACGGCGTCGCTGTTGGGGAAATGAGGATACGATGGGAGGAAATCTGCCTGTGTTTCAACGATTTGTAAAGTTTTTGCAGGGCCTTTGGGCCAGACTCAGCTGGACGGGCGGCGCGCACTACCTCAGCGGCGGGCCGGGGCTGCCCCCGCCCCTGACCCCGGAGGAGGAAAAAGCCCTTCTGGCCCGGATGGCCGACGGCGACCCCGCCGCCCGGGATGCGCTGATCACCCACAATCTGCGGCTGGTGGTCTACCTTGCCAAGAAGTATGAGGGCAGCGGCGTCCCCTCGGAGGATATGGTGTCCATCGGGACGATCGGCCTCATCAAGGCCGTGAACACCTTCACCCCGGAGCGGAGCATCAAGCTGGCCACCTACGCCAGCCGCTGCATCGGCAACGAGATCCTGATGTACCTGCGCAAAAGCTCCAACCGTCGGCAGGAGGCCAGCATCGACGAGCCGCTGAACATCGACGGCGACGGCAACGAGCTGCTGCTGTCGGACGTGCTGAGCAGCGAGGAAAATCAGGTGGGCCAGCGCCTTGAGCAGGACGCCGAGCGGGCCAGCCTCCGCCGCTCGGTGGAGCAGCTCTCGCCCCGGGAGCGGCAGATCATGGAGCTGCGCTTCGGCCTGCTGGACGGCGTGGAGCGGACCCAGAAGGAGGTGGCCGATGCCATCGGCATCAGCCAGAGCTACATCTCCCGGCTGGAAAAGCGCATCATACGGCAGCTGAGGGAGCAGCTGGGGGAGTAAACCTCTCAGTCTCGCATTCGCTCGACAGCTCCCCTACCGAGGGGAGCCTCTGGCGAAGAGGGAAAACTTTCCGGTATGCCAAGGCCTCTCCTCGGTAGGAGAGGTGGCAGCGCGTCAGCGCTGACGGAGAGGTTATCCTCCTAAATTTGGAATGAATGCCGCCCCGCCCCTGCGGCCATACTTCCGGTGAAACTAAGACACCGGAGGCTAGAGAGGATGTACAACAAGGTGGAACTGTGCGGTGTGAACACCGCCGAGCTGCCGATCCTGTCCGAGCAGGAGAAGCGCGACCTGCTCACCCGGGCGCGGGCAGGGGACAAGGCGGCCCGTCAAAGCATGATCGAGGGCAACCTGCGGCTGGTGCTCAGCGTCGTGCAGCGCTTTTCGCAGCGGGGCGAGAACATGGACGACCTCTTTCAGGTGGGGTGCATCGGCCTCATCAAGGCCATCGACAACTTCGACCCGGCCCAACAGGTGCGGTTCTCCACCTACGGTGTGCCGATGATCATCGGCGAGATACGGCGATTCCTGCGGGACAACAACGCCCTGCGGGTGAGCCGCAGTCTCCGGGACACGGCCTACCGGGCCATGCAGTCCCGCGAGGAGCTGGAAAAGCAGCTGGGCCGTGAGCCGACCGTGGAGGAGATCGCCCAGAAGACCGGCCTGCCCCGCCGGGAGGTGTCGGCGGCGCTGGAATCGGTGGTGGAGCCGTTGAGCCTCGAGGAGCCGGTCTACGCCGACGGCGGGGATGCCGTCTACGTCATCGATCAGGTGCGCGACCCCGACGGCGAGGACAGCTGGATCAGCGGGCTGCAGTTCCGCCAGATTGTGGCGGGCCTCACCCCGCGGGAGAAGCGTATCATGGAGCTGCGGTATCTCAAGGGTAAGACGCAGATGGAGGTGGCGCAGGAGATCGGCATCAGTCAGGCGCAGGTGAGCCGTCTGGAAAAGGCGGCACTGGAGCAGTTCCATCAGCAGACATGACAAAAGCGGCGGTACACAGCGCACCGCCGCTCTTGTTATCGGGGCTTATGGTACTTCTCCCGGGTGGCCGCGCCGCCCCGCAGGTGGCGCTCGGCTTTGTTCCGGGCCAGCACCATCTGCACCTGCCGGAACAGCTCCGGCCCTACCGTCCGCAGCCGCACCGACACGTCCTTGTGGACGGTGGATTTGCTGCATCCGAAGGCCCGCGCCGCCGCCCGCACGGTGGCTCCATGCTCCACGATGTACTCTCCCAGCAGCAGCGCCCGCTGTTCCGGATCACCTTTCATGACTGCTCCCTCCCGCCAAAATGTGCTTGTTCCAGAATATGTGTCCGGCTGGCCCGATATGCTGCCGGGGGCTTGACTTTTGACGCAGAGCGGCTATACTGAAAGCGGACATGAAAACAGGGGCGCCGTGAGGCTGAGATCTGCTGTAGGCAGAGACCCTTGAACCTGATCCGGGTAATGCCGGCGTAGGTAGTTTGCGGAAAGGTCCCGATTTTCACAAACAGCCCGTGCGCCTGCCAGAAAAGCAGGCGCATTTTGTTTTTGTGTACTATTGTTATGAGAAGAGGAATCCTTATGTCGAAATCTTACTCCAAGACCCGGGTGCTGGTGGAGTGCGCGCTGATGATCGCCATCGGCACCGTGCTGTCCAACATCAAAATTTTCACCATGCCCAACGGCGGCAGCGTCACTCTGCTGAGTATGCTACCCTTTGTGCTCGTCTCCTTCCGCCACGGCGTCAAGTGGGGTCTGTTCACCGGTCTGGTGAACGGCTGCCTGCAGATGCTTCTGGGCTTCTGGGCACCCCCGACGCCCACCTTCCTCTATTTCCTCGGAGAGATCCTGCTGGACTATCTGGTGGCGTTCATGGCGCTGGGCACGGCGGAGTTCTTTGCCCGCCCCTTCAAGAACCGGATGGTCGGCGTGGCCGTCGGTACGGCTGTTGCAGGCTTCCTGCGCTTTATGTGCAGCTTTTTGTCCGGCGTCCTCGTCTGGGGCAACCTGAACGAGGGCCTGAGCGCATGGACCTACAGCCTCGGGTACAATGCCAGCTATATGCTGCCGGAGACTCTCCTGACCGTGGTGGGTGCTGTGCTGCTCATCAAGGCGGCTCCCCAGATCTTCGACCGCCAGTATGCTAAGGCCTGAATGATACCGGAATAAGAGTCCCGCCGGAGCCTGAAAAGCCCCGGCGGGATTTTTTTGCACGATTTTGAAAAAAGATGTTGACAACTGCTCTTTTGACTGGTATAATAAACCACGTCGTCAGGGACGACACACCAGCTCTGGGGGATTAGCTCAGCTGGGAGAGCGCTTGCATGGCATGCAAGAGGTCAGCGGTTCGATCCCGCTATTCTCCACCAATCAAGAGCAAAACGAACACAGAACCACCATTCAAATGGTCGGTAATGTGTTCGTTTTGTTTTGCGAGATTCCAAATGTCACCCTGACATGAAAAAAGCGCCCACGTTACCATCATCGGTAGTGTGGGCGCTTTTCTGTCTTAATTTACCGAAAATCGGAAAAAACTCCCGAAATATGAAGTTTTCTGCCAAAATGCAGACAAGCCGGGTACATATCGGCTAAAATTTCGGTAAAAGGAGACAAAAGGCTATGATTAGAATTTTGCTGTCTACCCGCCTCGGCGAAAGGCGGATGACACAGAGCGAACTTGCACGTGCAACAGGGATTCGCTCCCAGACCATCAATGAGCTGTACCACGATTTTGCAGAGCGAGTCAGCCTGGATGATCTCGACCTCATTTGCGAGGCCCTTGACTGCGAACTGGATGAGCTCATCGTGAGAGAGCCCAACCCGGAGCGTAGGGTCAAAGAGGTGCGGCACATCCCTCAGACCGTGAGCAAGTCTCGCAAGAAGTAACCTCTCCTGCCCGGATGCGTCAAGCGTCCGGGCTTTTTTCGTTCTCATCCGGCACGAATTCCAGCAGATCGGCAGGCTGGCAGTCCAGAACGGTGCAGAGCTTGTCCAGCACATCAAGCGGAATATGCTTGACGGAGTTATTGTTCATGCCCGACAACGTGGGCTGACGAATCCCGGTCATTTCAACCAAATCTTTCTGCTTGATACCCTTTTCAGCGAGGACGGCTTTCAACTTAATGCGAATCATATAGGCACCTCCCTTTTCTTTACTATATCATACTCGCCGCAGAATTGCAACGAATTTCGTAAAACAATTTACGAAAAATGTTGTTTTCTTATTGACATACAACGAAATTCGTAGTATAATATAGACATAGAGAGGAGGTCAAGAGGTGCAAGGGAGCAACCCAAAGGGGGTGGCGCTCCATGACAAGCAAGGAATTTGCGAAGCTCACCAGAGCCGAGCAGGTAGCCCGCTTTGAAGCATATAAAAAAGCGGCTCAGGATCGCACCCTGAACCGCTAACCGCTAAAAGCCCGATGTTACACAAGCCCCTTGCACCTCCATTTTATTTTTTTATTAACGATTTGTCAAGAGTAAATTATTGGAGGTTCTCAAAATGAAGTTCATCGACATCAACCGCAAATTTACCGCTGCCGTCAGCAGCTACATGGCGCAGGGCTACTACATCAACGCCGCTTCGATGTCCGGCAGTCAGGGCGAGATCGCTCACATCGACCTGACCGACGGTAAGCAGATTGTCCGCGTTCTGCTGGACAGCTTCACCGAATGGGAAGATTACAACCAGCTGGAAGGTCTGAAACTTGTGGTCGGCATCGCCGCTGACAACGTCAAGCCCAACGATAACCAGCGCTGCGATGTCATCTGGAACAACCGGTTGGATGTCATCTCCTGCGAGAAGTTCTACAAGCTGAGCAGCAACCGCGACGATTCCGTGTTCTACGGAACGCGAGAGGAGGCCACCGCAGCCGATGAAAAGCGCTTCGAGCGCTACTGCCGCCGTGACTGCCGCATCAAGAAGCACCTTCCCGAAAAGGCTTCTACGCTGGTCAAGGAATTCGTTCGCCGGAAGTTCGGTCTGAAGCGTGTCGTGGTGAGCAACATCCAGATCACCAAGCAGAGCGGCGTGTATACCGTCACCTACAACCAGCACAGCGCCCAGCTGCACTGAGGAGGGCAAAACAATGAAAAAGGTAATCTTTACTTACGATTCCAAGGACATGAAGCACGGTCAGAACGGCGAAATCGGCGAGGCCAGTGCCTCTATTCTGGTGGAAGACGAGCGGGCAAAAGAAATCCACGCCGCATTCAATGAGGATCATGCGGACCATACCGCCTACTTCATCCGTGAGCGAGCAATCGGTTTCTGCTGGAGCTGCGAACATCTGCGTGGCCGTGGCTACATCGAGGGCAGCCTCAAGACCGTGGAAGTCAAGGAGGTCTAAGACATGAAACTCTACAAATACACTGGCACCATTTCCGAGGTTTCCTTCCGCAACAGAACGGCTTGCGATATCAAGCTGTACGATATGAACGACCGCGACAAGGCTCCCACCCGGCTGGAGGTTTTCGGCGCCCTCGGAAAATACATCTTGGATATCGAGGGCACCGATGCAGAAGAGCGGTACATCCCGAACGTTTTCTACTTTGATGACAACCTGTACCTGTGGCGCATTGAGATTCCCGGCGGTGAGGTTGGCCGCCCGGCGAAAATCATCACCCAGAGCCCGGACAACATCGACCAGTTGGAAATCTTCGGCCAGCAGGACTATATCCAGACCAGCAAGCCGGAATCCATGTCCTGCAAGGAAATTTACCGCTGGGCCGATTGGGAACGCCAGAACATGAAGTAAGGAGGTTGTGACCATGTTCAGCATTACTGATAACGAGAGGCTGCGTGATGCGTACGCACTCCTGATGTTCATGCAGAGCGATGTTCCGGCCTCTGCCGAAAAGAAGGCAGCCGTGAAAAACATGGCGGTAACCATTAAGAGGGAGATTCGGAATTACAATAACCGCCCCGCCCATGATGTGCATATCATCTGTGCCGACTATGACGGCCGCCTGGAGCTTGTTCAGCTGCCTGATGAATTGGACAAGGCGCACAAGGCTGATGCCGCCGACTGGTTCCGCGGCAACTGCTATCTGGAAGCTTACAACAGCCCCTATGACTGCACAGGGCAGGAGTTCACGAATTGGTTCTATCTGTTCCGGCGGCGCGGTCACTGGTTTGCATATCACTCGGTTAGCCGAGACGTTTGAGGAGGAAGTACAATGACGGACGAAAAAGCTATTGAGAAGATGGTCTATGACCAGCAGCAGGGCTGGCCGCTGTGCCCCCGCTGCGGCGAGAGGATGCCGGACAAACTGACCCACGGAGCACTGAGCCGCCACGCCAATGGCGTGTACATCTGTGAGGCTTGCGGCACCGATGAAGCCCTCCGGGACTGGACCGGGAACGTCAAACCGCTGTCCGACTGGGTGCTGGTTCGCGTATACAATGGAGATCTTCGGAGGTAATCGATATGGAAGAAATGCTCCTGTCACTGAATGGACCGTGGTCAAACGCAGCCTGCATCGGCTACTGTGTCATGGCGATGCGCAACGCCGGTTTGAGTGAGAAAACACAGCGCAAAGTCCTTGATGAACTGACCCGGTGTTTCGACGACGTGAGTGTTGAAGACGCTGCACAGATGAAGTTCTAACAAACAAAAAATCCCCCTACACTGGCCCGAAGGTCAATGCAGGGGGATTTTTGCGCGCTACCGAGGTAGCCAAATATAAAATCAAGAGTGGACCATGCCGGGCCGCTCTCTACAAAAGCCGAAGCTTTTCAAGTGCCTCTATTTTACACGGCACTCATGCAGCAGTCAAGACTTTTTGCCCAGTGCTGCGGTCATAACATCAAAGGCGTGTTCGATGACAGCATCCAGCACCTCGTCGGTGATGGCCCAGCGGATAGCCGCCGGGCACTTGGCGCGGAGAGCGGCGAACACCTGCTTCTTCTTTTTGGCACCCTGCCCGCTGCCCATGATGGACAGCTCGGCCTTTTCGACCAGCTCCAGAGCCAGATCCTTGACGGTGGCCTTGTAGCCAAGCCGGATACCGCCGATTGCCAGTGCGATAAAACCCGCCAGCATCAAGATGATGGCGACGGGAGCGGGAATAAAGTTCAGCATAGCTTCCATGATATTGCCTCCTATAAGCATCAGCGGCGCGGAGAGCTACCCCTGCGCCGTTTTGTCGTGTTGGTTATATCGGATGTTTCACAGGTACTTGGAAGCCCCGGAAATGGCCTTCCAGCTGGCAGGGCCGCAGATGCCGTCCACAGTCAGGCCATGCGCCTCCTGCGCCTTCAGGAGGGCGTTTTCGGTTTTTTCTCCAAAAATGCCGTCCGGGGTCAGCCCCAGCAACCGCTGGAGCATCTTCGTGGCTGTCCGGTTTACGTCACCGGCGCAGCCCCGGCGGATGGTTGGCAAGACGAATTTCAGGTAGGTGGTGCCGGGATAGTGCCGGGGGGCATCGCACAGCCACGTTGCCTTTGCATCGCGGGTATCGGTGTGTACGATGGCGCAGCCGTCATACCAGTAGATGCCTACCGCCTTGAAATACTGGGTGGCGATGATACCCAAGGCCACAGGATTGATGCTGCGGTCTACAAGCCGCCAATCCGCAGCCATACCATAGCGGTGCTTGCTGCCAGAGCTGCCGCTGACTGCCGCATTATGCGAGAGGCAGCGGTATCCGCTGGTCACCTTGATGGCCTTGCCCAGCTTGTCCCGGATGGCCTGAAGTTTTTCGACCAGCTCCGAATCGACCATCTGGCGGCTGCATCCACAGGGACACTTGAAGTCCTTGCGGGTGAAATTTTTGCTCAGGGCTGATGTGTCGCTGGCCTGATATACGATGACTCTCATGTAGAAAACCTCCTTCAAGAGAAGTCGTGTTTTTGAAGCCGCTCGTTGTACACCCGCTTGATATTCGCTACCGCACAGATGCAGCGGTTGTTTTTGTAGTCGGGGTGACTGCGGCAGTAGTCCTCATAGGCATCAATGATGGCTAAAATCTCGATAAAATGCTCCCTCGTGTGGTGCTTATCATCAATCAGCTCATCATTGAAACGCAGGATCTGAGTACGCAGAAGATTAGCATTGCGCTCATCATCAACTTGGATATGCTCCTCCAGCTTTTTCTGGGTCTGCTTCTGCTGTTCCAGCACTTCAGCATTCAGGGCGTGTCCGATGATTTTCGCAAGCCTGCTCCACGGATTGATCTTGATGGGCGAAACCTCAATGAGCGAGAGCAGCACCAAAACCATCCCGCCACCGCTCCAGAACAATTCTTTCAGATTCACAGCCATCCCCCTCACTGAACCAGCGCGGCGATTGCCTGCAAATCAAAAATCGGAGCATCAAAAAACGCTCTCGCCCACAGCCAGTAGTCTTCGGACTCCGGGCGGCGGTACTTTTGGCAGAGTGCCGATGCCCAAACCCGGTTCCAGCGGGTCTGGTAGGCTGCATCCCGGCGCTCAAGGCACCGCTGGATGCTGTCAACCAGCTTCCCCCGCAGGTCACCAGCGCCGTCGTCGTCCTGCACGAAGTAGTCCAGAGCGTTCTGGCTGCTCACAGTGCATACGCGCTTATTCTGGTGTATAAGAAAACCGCCCTGATTACTCAGGACGGTTCCATAAGGGATGTTCACACGCCCGTCAATCCCGACGAAGCGGGCCCGACGGCGGGCGATAAAGCGTTCATGCTCCATAGGTTAGACCTGCTCTTTCTTCTCGGCGAGCATACCGGTCAGCTCGGCGTAGTGCTCATCGGTCAGTTTGCCGGCGGCGTAGAAAATATCGATCTTCTCCGCCAGACCATCGGTACTGCCGCGCTCGATCATGCGCTTGCAGGTGCGATACAGAACCATTTCCGTTGCTTTGCTCATTGCCTTTTCCTCCTATCAGGTATTCTCAGTGTCATCCGTATCGGAGACATTCAACTCCAGAAGGGTCAGGCGATAAGCCTGATCCACGTTCATCTCGTCGGCATCCTCGATGGCAGCTTTCGCCCCCATAATCCAGCCACCAATGTCGGTCGGCTCCAGAATAACGCTCTCTGCATCATCCAGAGGCTTCCGACCAAACAGGTGGTACGGAGTGCCGGCATAAGAAATGCCCGAAGCATCAGGCTCCGGGCAGAGGATATAACAGCCGTTGTCGGCTTTTTTGATGTAGGTCACGTCCTCGGTCAAGGCAAGGACGGTGCCATCACTGGCTTTGATGATTTTGTTGAACAAGGCACTCTACCTCCAAAAATTGCATAGCAAAGCCGCCGCAGACGCAGCAGCCGCCCATGGTCATCAAAATTTTTATAGTAGGCTTCTTGGCAGTTCATATACTGCGCTACCTCCTGCAGGGTACGTTTCCCGGCCAGCCATTCACGGTGGAACAGCTTCAGTTTCCTCCGTGCGCGTATCACGCCGTCACGGCTACCATTGACTTTGATTTTCCCGGTCTCGGTCAAGGTAAAACGAGCCTTGCACCAGCGGAAAGGCTTTGTCAGAGGGATGATCTTGCATTTCTTCTTGTTGACCGGGATGCCGCGGATTTCAAACTGGCGCACGATAGCGCGGCCCAGCTTTTTCAGATCTTCGATATCCGGGAGAATGATGCAGTAATCATCCATGTAGTGTCCGGCGCTATGCGTGGACATCTGGCATTTGATCCAGTTGTCCACAGCACTGGGCATTGCCGCCATTTCTTGTTGGCTCGGCTCAACGCCCAGCGGCATCCCACGGCCCGGAAATTCGCCGGGAGCAGTATCAATAATGGTATCTGCTATCCGCCGAAAATCAGGGTTCAGGATATACCGCTGGTGCCGCTGATAGATGATAGAATGGGGTGCATAAGGAAAGAACTTCTTCAGGTCGAGCAGCAACACCCCGCCCGCACGGCCATACTTGCGGTAATGCCGTGCCAGCTGCTGTTTGATGCGCTTGATCTGCCAGTGCAGTCCCTTACCAATCCGGCTTGCACCGTTGTCATAGATCATGCTGGGGTCGTAAAGCGGCTCCAACACTTCCTTGCTGATGACCTTGTGGATTTGTCGGTCTGTAATATGAGGAGCGTCAATCCCACGAATCTTGCCGCGTTCGCAGACCGTGAAATGAACGTATTTCTTAGGCCGCCACCTTTTTGCCAAAATAAGCCGCCGCTGTTTCGCTGTGTGGGAAAACAGATGCCGCTCAAAGTTCTGCGTGCTCTGCTTCCAGCGTACACCGTTGCAGCATTTCCGGCCATATTTGAACATCGTGTGGTAACTGAATACTTCTCCCAACGAACCGAGGGCGGCACAACGAGCTTCCTGTCTGGCTCGGCGTGCTGCCCGGCGGCGCTGGTATCGTGCTTCATGGCGCTCCTGACTTGTCATAAAAGTATTCGCTCCTCGTACAGATGAATTGTAGGGCATCGTCTAATCTGCTTTATGCCGGCACATGAAACGCGGTAAGATGCATCCCGCGCCATGCAAGAAGCGTCCGTGTCAGCATATCGAAAAGCAGTTTTAGAGGTTTGACCCTCAGGGAAGTACCTCTCCTTTTGCTATGGTCGTCTTTCACCTATGGCTACTCCATGTGACCAAGCATTGCAAAATCCGGGCACAACACCATACGCATTGTTAGCGTTGTTATAGTCCAACGACCCCGACGACGAAACCGCGCAGAAGTTGTTGTTGTTGTTGATGTTGTTGTAGTTCGGCGACCGCAGCCACCAGACCGCCGCCGCAGGAATTGACAGAGATACACCCACTTAAAAATCAGGCTTTCCGATTGACCGTTCCGATCATGCCTTGCAGCAGGTCGTTTTCCTTGTCAATCAGCTCACCCAACTTTTGAGCCATTTTGTCCAGTCTTTCAGTTGCTTTCTTCGCATCGACACTTTTCCCTGAGGGAGTTGTGAAACATCCCTGCGGGTTCTGGGTCATGATGAGATAGCAGTGAGTCAACCGAACATCCAGCGCCATCAGGGATGCCCGCGCTTCCAGAAGATGTGCTTTACGAAGCTGGCGCCGCTGATCGTCGGAGGGATAGATGCTGTTTGCCTTTTCGGCGTGGTCTATCACCTCGCCTGCCAGCTTTGCAACCGGTTCTGCAATCAATCTGGAATACCTTGCGGAAATGCGGGTCAGGAAGTTTATCGTTTCAATGTAAATCGCATTGGCGACATTCACATACTCCGCCTTGCTTTCTGTGCGCTTGGATTTCAAAACTGACATGATGCTTTAGTCTCCTTTGGGGTCATCAAGATTGATTTCCCCTTGCTCTCGCTCAACTTCTTCCAGATGCTTGAGCAGCACATACTCTATGTAGTTCGTGATGGACCGATGCTCTTTTGTCGCAAGAACACCGATTTTGTCAAAAACCTCATCGGACAGGCGCAACGTAAAGACGCGCTTGTTAGTTGCCATACAATACCTCCTAACGAACAGGTTTTGAAAGTATTGTATAGCGTTTTTTATGGCGTGTATGCACTCAAAAGACAGCTGAGTGATAGCACTTTCAGCATCTTTTTTCAAAAATTCTCGCGGGGCGCTGACGCGCCCTTTGGATTTTTTGAGGGAAATTTGCTGGTTTCCGCCCACTTCCGTGGGCTTGAGTAGGTCGAGAACCCCTGCGGGGGGATTAGACTACAAAGCCGGGCACAACACCATACGCACCGTTAGCGTTGTAACAGTCCAACGACCCCGACGACGAAACCGCGCAGAAGGAGGTGTAGGAGATGGAGTACGGCGACCGCAGCCACCAGACCGCCGCCGCTCCGGTGGCGGAATGTTTATTGGCAACTTTGCTGTTTACCGCTTTGAAGTAA